CTTTCCATACTTCTAGTGTAGTGAACCAGTTGTTCACGTCTATGATGTGGCGCACCCTAGTCACCGTGTAAACCGTGTCGATGTCTATGTCGTCATTACTGTAAAGCACTCTAACCGTGTCGCCTGGCATGAACTCGATTGCTTCTGTTAGATCGCGCGAACGGTCGATTGCCGGTGTTGTGACGCTGGTGACGACTGTGATTGGTTTAGGCGCGAATACTGTGGCCGCCCATGCGTCTGCGTCGGCTGTGGTTGCCAGGTCGACGGTGAAATCTTCTGAGCGTTGCCCGAATAGGTCGATTGAGTCCTGGTCGGTGTAAAGCTGTTCAAAGATTGGGTCGGTGCCGTTCTGGTATTTCTGAGTCACCAAGGTGCTGTTGAATACCTGGTCTGAGCGCATCTCGGAGTCAAGGTCGGCCATGCACAAATGGTTGGCTTCGCCGTGGTTGTTGCCGATTGTGTAGACATAGCCACCGGTTTGTGCTCGAGGTCGATACTCGAGGAACCCTGTGTTCGGGTTGATTGCTATGAACCCTAGTCCAGTGGTTAGACAGTTGGATGCCACCGCGCCAAAGGTTGTGTTCATCTGTGGCGTGGCTGTCATATACCACTCAGGGTTAATGCTGAAACTGTCATAGGGAATAACAAAGCCTGTTGCAGCCACTTCGTCAATTGCGAGCTGAATGGCTTGGCTTGGTAGTAGTGGCACGGTCGGCTCGTAATCGAATCGACGGTTGACCAAAAGTGCCCAGAAGTCTGTTGCGTTTACGGTTATCTGATTCTGCTGGTCAGGCGCGTAGGTAACGGTGATGTCGTCCAGCGTTCCGTGCCAAAGGATAAACTCGTAAGTGCCGCGCTTCGCCTTGACGCGAACCTCGACACCTGGGCGGATGAATGGGTAGTTGTTCGGGTCGAATGTCCAAGACTGCATCCTGATTTGCGCCTTACCTGAGTCGGCTTGAAAGAATACGTTAGATCCGATTGAGCCACCGATAGATGTTGTGACTGCGTTGACCTCACATGCTAAGTCTTGCCAGGTGACGTTGCCTGAAGCGTCATCGCCGAGAACGTTGGTTCCGCCAAGTGGGCTAATGCCTAGCACGAATACGTTGCGCGCGGCTTCAGCCAGAAGCATTTCGACTCTTAGGTCTGTGGCGATGTCGAAGTCGGTGATGACTGCCATGGTTAGCCTCGAGGCCTTCTAAAGTCTCCTGTGAAACCGTTACGGGTTGAGTTGTTCACGGCGTTGATTACATCTTGGCCGTCAACCTTTGGCGTGTTGATTGTGATGTTGACGTTGCCACGCTCGGCGACTCGAGGGCTTATTCCAGATCTTGCAGGTGGGATTGGTGCAACGGTTGGCATCCCAAAGGCTTGTCTAAATCCATTGAATGCTGCGTCGCCACGTTGACCACCTGAGTAGATTCTTGTTTGCTCGGCTAAGGCCAGACCTTGCTGGTAGCCACCAAGAGCCGAACCTGCAGCACCGACACCCACAACTCCAAGGCTTGCTAAAAACGTTCCGGCGGTGGCCGCCTTGAAGATACCGACTGCAGCGGTGACACCTTCGATCGCCAGTTTGACTGAGTTGATTCCGTCGATTGTGGCCTTGAATACACCGACACCTGCAAGTAGTGGCAACAGCCAATTTTTATTAGCAATAGCCCATTTGGCTGTGTCTGCGAGTGTAGTCAGAACTTCGTGAGCTGCGTTAGCGATGTCTTGCAATTGTTTCTGCCCAGGTGGCGAACTCATCCAGGCTGCGAAGTCATCCAAGATAGGCAGAAGCGCGGTGCCAAGTTTTTCCTGGATTTCACCAAAGATAATCTGCATGCGCTGGTAGGGGTCAAGGTTTGCAGCCTCAGTGGATGCGCCTTTGAATGCTGCAGCCATGTCCTCGATAGGAGTCTTTGAACCGCGAAGGCTTGGGATAAGTCGAGTAAGCGCGGTGTCTTGGCCTGCCAGGCTTTTGGCCATGGCCTGAGTCACAGCATCTAGATCTTTGCCAGTAGCCGCTGAAGCATCAAGAGCGATTTGCATAAGCTCATTGGACTTGGTGACATCACCGGTCGCAATAAACAGTTTCTGGTAAGCAGGGCGCAGTTTGTCGTCGGCGATTCCGGCCTGTATCTGCATTTTACTGATAGCGGCTTCGGCTGACTTGACGCTTTTATCTGTAGCCTTGCCAGTGTTTATCATCGCCAGCGCGAGCAACTCTTGGCTTTTACGATCTTCGATAGCGGCCTTGGTGGCTTCCTGAAGCTCGTTAGCGATTACTTTAAAAGACAAACCAATACCGATTGCAGCGAATGCTTTGCCAATACCGGCACTAATTTTTGAGGCAGACTTGCCCATAGTGTTTAGGTCGCCTTGTGCGCCCTTAGTGGCCTGAGTTAGTTTCTTGAACTCACCAAGGATTTCGACATTGAGAACTAAACTCATCTGCCAGACCTTTCCTCTATGGCTTCAACGAAAGCCCTATACTCTGCCAGCGTAAGTTGTCTATAATCACTCGGGCTTATTCCTGTTGCTAGACAGAAACTTGCCATTCGCTCAAGAGACTCTTTTACGCTTGCGCTTTTGGGTCTGCAAGATACTCCGATACCCAGGTGGTTGCCTGGTTAAACGTCATCTTGCCGACTTCTTCAATTTTGGCATTCTTGTCGGTGCGTAGCTGCAATAGCCACACCAAGAATTTCAAGGCGCGTCCAGGGAACTCGCCTTTACCGAATAGTGCATTGACTGATGATCCAGTCAGTTTTTCGAGCTGCTCAATCTCGTCCATAGTTAGGACATCAAGGATTGTGCGTTCTGTGTTACTCATTGGTCGCCTCTCGGTGCTCCTTTGCTGTATTTGTTATACAGCTTGTTTATGTTCATAAAGTAGGCCTTGTAGACCTCGTTGCGTGTTATGCCCAGAGCCCTGCTGAAGAACGGGTTGGGCAGGATGTTCTTTTGAATGAAGTTGTTACGGTCATAGAACCAACCCCAGTGTATAACGTTTGCGTATGGCACTTTGGTGTTGTTACCGGCACTGACAAGAACTTTGCGTGCCTGTTTCTTCGAGCGTATGGTCGCGCGTAATGCGCCCGAACGTGTTGGCACCAAACCTCGAGCAGATGCAGCCACGATGTCTGCAGCTTCTTGAGAGGCGGCCGAGACCTCGGCGGTGGGAACTCCAATCGCTTTTAGGGCACGGAGCGCATCGCCGAGGCCTTCGACTTTGATACCGTCTTGGCCAGGCATTCTTAGTCGGCGATAACCTTCTGCACGCCGTAGAACAAGCCAGTCTCGGTGTCGAGTCCGGTGTTCTTGACGGTTAGGTCTACCGAGAATGAAACAACTTCGTTTGAAGTTAGGTTCAGCGGTGGCAACTGGTCGAACACTACGGTTCCCTCATACCATGGCTGGTCTGCGCTTGGCACAGAGTTGCCGTTCGGTGCGATTTGGAAGGTAGCAGTTGAGCCGAAGTTTTCCCAAAGAATCTGGTAGAGACTTGTTGCTTCGCCAGAAGTGATTCCGTCGAGCGTTAGAGTCCACTCGCCACCAACACGAACCTCGCAGAAGGTCTGAACGTCGCCAGGGGCGTCGCCTAGCTCGAGGACAACTGAGGTGGCATCGCAAGCGTAGTCGGTGCCTGCAATTTTGAACTTGATGTTTTGCGCCTTGATGCGCGTTGAAGCAGCCATTCCTGGAGCCTTTCTTAGATCGTAATTTGTAGGTCTGTTTGCACAGACACTGCAAGATACTCGGTGTTGTTGGTTTGTAGGTTGTATGGCTGGCCTGCACTCAACATCCGTGCGTAGCCAGGCAGTGCGTTTATGACTTGCTCCAGGAGCGCGTCAAGTCTCTCGGATGCCAACTTGTTCGTCGCCGTAGCTGCGACACAGATTAGCTCGAGATTCAGTGTGTATTCCTTGCCAATGCTTGAAGGCTGTAGGTAAGGGCTACCGTTGTTGATGATTACAATTGGCGGCGTGATGCGCTCTGGCACATGGTCAGAGACAATCAAGCCTTCTGCCACTAGGTCAAGTTTGAACTCAACCTTCGCGGCCGTAATCTCGTTGGTCATACTCCATACCCCGTATAAGGCTGAAGTAGTGGGTAGACGGCGATCATGGGGTCACGTGCAACCCTGACCGGTGTTCCGTCAAGAGATGCAAACTGCGCCACACCTTGAGGAGCGGAGCGACGGTGGAAGAGCTCCGAAGAGGCAATAAGAGTCGCCTGGTCTTTTATAGCCGTAGGAACCGTAGTGACTGTGCCAATAAAGCGCGTGACAAGGGCTAGCCCTGAAGTCAGACACTCTTGTGGGAAGTCAGTCTCTTCGGTTCCGACATAAGCCTGGAACTCTTCCAACGTCACTGCCATTTGAATTACGCGGTTACGTCTAGCTTGACGATTGCGCCCTCGCGTGGAGTTGCAATTGCCATGTAGCCGTAGACAGACACGCTGTCGGTAAGGGTGGTAATGTCACCGTCGGTTAGGCGAACTGGTGCGCCTGCTGACTCCATGGTGATAACAGCCTGGCTGTTTGCCATGTAGACGATGCCGGTGCCAATTGCTGGGTCGACAACGATTGGTAGACCGAAGACCGAACCGGCTAGGCCAGTTACGTTCATGGTTCCGATGTTGTTGACGCCTGCGCCGTCTGCCAAGAGAACTGGGCGTCCGTCGCCTGCTGCAACCTTTGCCAACTTCACGTAGCCGTCAACGCCAGTAAGGATGAACTCTGGGCGTAGACCGGTGTTGGTGAAGATGTAGCCTGCACCGTTAGCAATACCCTCTGCGAGTGACGAAGCGGTTCCGCCGTCTGCATCGAATACCTTGCCGGTGTAGTCAAGGGCACCAATCGCTGCTACTAGAGCTGCGTTGGTTGCGCCTGCATAAGCAAGTGCTAGACCCTGGAATACCTGGTCAAGGGTGTTGACCTGTGAACGCTCGACATACTGACGAGAGAATGAGGTGTAACCACCGTAGGTCTTGACTGGAGTCGAAACGGTCTCGAAAGTCAAGTTACCAAATGCCAATTCAGCATTCTCCGTTGGAACTGGTGGCAAACCGTCTACCTGCTGAGTGACTGCAAGAGTGTTGCTGTCAATCTTTGAGTATTCAACGGTCAAACCGGTTGCAGGCAATGCTGCGCGGCTAAACGATGAAACGGTTGGACGGTTGTTGGCAATAAGAGTGTTGATGTAGCCGAACCATGGTGCAACGATCGCAGCGTCAGCTGAAGTCGAAGCGGCGCGAGCGAACTCTTGTGCCTTGTTGTCGCCGGCTACAAGAGCCTTAGCGAACTCACCCTGAGAGCGAAACTCGCTGCCCATAGGTGCTGGTGTTGCGACGGTCTGGCCTGCTTCGACGAGGCGGCGGATTTCCGCAACTTCATCCTGAACGGCGCGAACGTCTAGCTCAATGTTTTCTGACATTGGGTTTTCCTGTTCTGGTTGCGGTTCGCTGGTCTCGGCAGGGGTTCCGCCGTCCTCTCGAACCTCGGTTATGTTTGCTCCTGCGAATGCAGGGAACGGCACGACGCTGACCTCTTTGAGAGAGACCTTTGTGCGTGTAACTGTCTGGCCGTCGCGCTCGCTTTCCAGCGGAACGAAGCCAACAGAGAACTTGTTCAATACACCGTCGCGCATGAGGGTCATTACCTCGTTGCCTCGAGCGGTGTCTGAAACCTTTGCGGTGATTTCGTAACCAGCCTCGGTGTCGCGCCCAGTGAGCACTTTACCGATTGGTTCTTCGTGACCGTAGAACAATTTGACGTCGGTGACGTCGCTGATTGCGCCTGGAACGAAACGCTCCATGTATGCGCCGCCGATGTTAGCGTCCTGACCGTATGGAACGGCGATGCCAGTGATCGTGCGCTCCTCGAGGTCGGCGCGAACTTCAAACTCGCGTGTTTCCATTTCAGCCATTTAGACCTTCTTTCAGTCGGACTTCTTCGACGGTCAGGAACCCAGCGTCGATACCAGTCTTGTAGTAGTCGTAACGTGCAGCTACGTCTGCCTTGAATAGGTGCTCGAAGTCGAACTCGACTCTGGTGCCTCGAGGTAGACAGTTGCTAAGTGCGTCTGTGATTGCGTCTGTGTAGGCCATAAGTGTGTGACGGTAGAACACCTGGTTCTCGTCCTGCACGTTGGTGTAGGTGTCCGATGATCCAGGCACGCTGGTCAAGAGCAGACGGCTTGGGATACCGAATAGGCGTGCGATGTTGCGAACGGCCTGCTCCTGGATGTCGGTAAATAATGCGTCACGTGGGCTGAGAGAGATTGCCTTGTAGTCAAAGCCGTTGCCCAATACTGCGACCTGACGGTTCTGCTGCTTGTTGTGCCAGGTGGCTGTTACGGCCTCGGCATCGGCAGGGTTAAGCATCTGGTTAGTGGTCAAGATACCGGTCGGAACTCCAGCCGCGCTGAACCAGTTGGCAGCATAGTCGCGCAAGTCTAAGGCCGAGGCGATGTCTCGGTTACATGTCTCGATAGGTGAGAGCCCTCGTAGGAATCCAGCGCGGCTGAAGATTTTCAAGTGCTCCATTTGGTCTTGGGTGTATTTGACGCCCATGTAGTAATAGACCACGCCTTGAGTAATGTCGAGGCTGTTCACGTATTGGATGCTGACCGAGTTGCCTGGCAACAGGGTCAAGTCGTTTACCTGGCCGCTTGAGCCGTATGACTTGAGCCAGAATGCGTTGCCCTCAAGGGCTAGTGAAACGACGGTCTGATAAAGGAAGTCGCGACGGCTCTCTAGCAGGCTTGGCTTGTTGACGAGCACTGGGTTCTCGATTTGCATTTCCATGCCGGTGGCGTAACGGAACGTGCGTAGGTTCATCTTGCTAATCGGAGTAGCGATGATCTGCACGGCGCGGTAGACGGCCGTGAGTGATAGTGCTAATTCTGGGGTTGCGTAAGTTGCAGCTCGAGACGGAATCGTCGGCTGAACTGCGCGCGTTTCTTCAACGCGGCCTGTGATGCGCTGCCATAAAGTTGCCATAGCACAAGTCTAGGGCATGGCGTGACATGTCTGACATTTGAGGCGTGTCGCGCTAAAAAACTTGTATGCCTGGAGTAAGTGCTCGGCTCGAGACATAGAGCGCAAACACCGTCGCGAGTAGCGCGTCGATTTCACCGTTGGACTTCTCTCGGCTGATTAGCCAGGTCTCGCCCGAGTATTTGGTCACGCCGTTCTGCGTCTGAACAACTAGCAGTGGGTCGTTATTGTGCTTTACGGTGCCAGTTGCAAACATGGCGTAAACGGCCGAGCAGGCTTGGCTGACTTCCTTAGTCCATAATTGCCATACCGGTATGCCAGACAACTTCAGTCGCTTCGCCAGGCTGTTTAGGTTACGGTCATCCATGGCGATTGCTCGAGGCGAATGCTGAGTGTAAAGTTTCGTCAATTCGTTGAACAGTTGCTGTTCGGTTGGCGCGACCAGCGACGCCACTAACTCGGTCTCTTGGATGTCACCGTTAGAGTTGGCAGCCGCGATAGTTGCATACTCCCAGTTGCGCGCCACATCCACAGCGAACACGACGCCCTGCATGTTCGAGATGCCCTTGCCGGTGGCCGCCTTGAACAACTCGCCAGGTAGCCAAGATGCCGCCGTGCCTGAGATGAATTGATTCAGCGTGTAGCGTCTCACCTCGTGCTCGGGCTGAGTGGCGACATCCGAAAGCACTCGATCTATGGGAATGCGACCGCAAGCAATTGCAGGGTTCGCCGTCATGATTGCAGCTGCGCTGTCGATAGGTGCGCTGGTCGGAGCCTCCCAGATGAACGCGCCAAAACGCTCCAGCGACTTGTCACCCTCGATTGCTTTAGCCGCCGACTTGTAAAGCTCTATAAGCGTCTCTGAGGTCTGGTCTCCTGCGGTGGTAATCATGATGACCATGGCGTCATCCATGGCCGTGGTGCCCTTCGTAGCGGCTGTCCAGATACCCTTCTTAGCCAGGTGCCCTTCGTCGAGTATTACGCGAACGAATGGCTTGCCCTGAAGCGCGCCCTCTTTAGCCGGGCTAACTTTGTATTTGCCAGTGCCGTCCTGCTTGGCGATGCCTCGAGTCTCGGTCGTGCGCTTGAATCGTTTAGCCAACCAGCCGTGAAAGTCAATGACGTGCTTGACGCGATCGTAAATAATCGTTGCCTGGTCGTAGCTCGACGCGATTGAAGTCACGTCGCCCTTCTGAAAGAGCATCGACTCCAGCGCAAGGCCACCACCAACGACGGTCTTGCCATTCTGGCGACCCATGCTCACAAGGACTTGACGGTAGCGTAATTCCCCAGGGTATTCGGGGTGGTCTGCCGGGTATCGTTCCAGGATGTGCCTGAGCAACCACTTCTGCCACTCGTCTAACTGAATAGGCGTGTCCGACTCGGGCGTCACCCAACATAACTCCATGAGCTCAATGAGACGGTCGCCGTCGGTCACAAAGTCTTCGCTCAGGGGTGGCGTGTATCGCGCCGGCAACTGCAGCATCAGCGCGTAAGCAACTCGGCTAACGGATCGTGCTCAACGACCTGGCCT